AAAGTCCACAACGACACGAAGCTGCGGGCCGCGGGCGATTTGTCGGCCCAAGTGTTGATGTTGATGCCGCTCTGGTAGGTGAACGTGGCGGCGTCGGTGGCGTCGAGATGCAGGGCGTAGGTGGGCCCGGCCGGTGGGATGGGGACCGTGCCACCCCACTTCGCGCAATCCCATTCGAATTCGCAGCCCTCCTCGGCTTCGTAGCCGATCTGGATGGTCGGCCCGTACCCGGTGCCGGGCCACGCCGCGACGGCCATCAGCCGACCTCGAGGTAGCGGCCGTTGCGCCACACGTACCGCTGAGCGGTGGCCTGCGCGGTGCGGCCGCCCAGACCCCGGTCGACAGCGTTGCGGACCGCGGCGGTCAGGTCACGCAAGCCGCGACTGTTGAGTGACACGCCCACACTGACCGTCGGCGACGACATCCCGCCGGCGGCCGGAACCGTGGCCAGCGTCGTGGCACCCAGGCCGACAGGGGTCGGTCCCTGATCGGGTGGGAGGGGTGCCGACGACACGATCGGGCCGAGAGCGAGTCCCCGCTCCAACGCCTTGTTCGTACCGGGCGCCAAGTACAGCTTCACGCCCAACCGGGCCGGATTGCGGTCGTAGTAGCCCTGCACCGTGTCGAGAGCGCCGACGTAGTCACCGGCGATGATCTGCTGCGTCACCGTGGCCTTCACGTCCTTCGGCAAGTCGTCGATCGAGCCGGACAACAGGTCGAGCTTGATCTTGGCTTCTTCGGTGCCGGACAGGGCGTACCGCGTTTCGATGTCTTCCGGCATCAGGCCGAGCGTGTAGATCACGTCGTCCGCCTCGTCCCCCGACAGACCGAGCTCCTTGGTGAGGCGGTCCCGCAGGGTGTTGGCGATGTTCTCCGCTGACGTCTTGAATTTGGCGCCGTCACCGGCGGCGTCCTGGTACGCCTGGGCGAGCTGCGTGTCGATCACGCCGGCGAGGTCTTCGAGGGCGTCCTGCTGCTTCGCTCCTTTCTCCGTGGTCGTGTCCAGGTTCAGACCGCCGTCCTTCACTGCTTCGGAGAAGTCACGCCACGCTTCGGCCTCGTCCTGAACGAGGTTCCCCGCCGCGACCCGCTCCTCGGAGAACGCCGACATGGCCGTCGTCGCGCCCTCGAGGGCGGCTTGGCCGTAGTCGATGCCGGCCAACGCTTCGCCGTACAGGCGGGCACCCTCCAGGCCTTGGGCGAACGCCTCGTTGGAGCGGTCCTGCTCGGCACGCCACAGCTCCTGGGCCGCCTTGGCTTTCGCCGTCTCCGATGCCTGGTTCTGGAGTCCTTTGATGTACAGGTCGAAGATGAGCAGGGCGTCACCCTCACGGCCCAGGCGTTTCGCTTCGGCCTCCGCGGCCAAGATGGCAGCCCGGCGGGTACCGCCCAACGCTTTGGCCTTGCCCAGCTCGCGGCGAATGTCGCCTTCGACGTCCTGCGTCTTGCCGATCTGGATCAAATCCTGCAGGGCGGAACCTTCAGCCTCGATCTGGTCGATGACCTTCTCCGGAACACCGGACTGCACGAGCTGGGAACGGGCGTCCGCCCAGTTCTCCTCCACCTGAATGGCCCGCACGATGGAATCCATGTACTCCGGCGGGACACCCGGCCCGAGCAACGCTTCGATGGTGGGCCCGCCGGCCAGGCCGGACTCCAGGGTTTGGATGAGGCCGACCGCGTCTCTCGCTTGCAAGCCGAGGGCTCCCATGGCTGCGGTCATCTTGTCGACGTTGCTGGGGTCGGCTTCGTTCAACGCCTCCCCGAGCAGGCCGAGCGCGCCGGACACCCCTTCGATGGATTCGGCGGCCGCCTCGTTCGTGCCGACCGCGTCACCCAACGCTTCGGACGTCGCCTCCAGCGCCTTGCGCGCTTCCTCGGACTTCTTCCTCATGTTCGCCAGGGCGGAGGACGCCAAGCCCACCCCGACGGAGATCAGGGCGATGGGCCCGGCGACGGTGGCGAAGTTCTTGACGATCGTGCCGAACTTGTCGCCCTGGCCCGCAGCGTCGGCCATGTACTCGCCCATCTGGCCGATCGCCACACCGGCCGAGCCGGCCAGGCCGCCCAGAGCGCCGAGATCCTGGGAGGCGTTGCCGACCATGTTCGCCAGGACACTCTTGGAGGAGTCGGCGGACTTGCCGAGGTCGTCGATGTTCTTCCTGGCGCCGGTCGTGTCCAGATCGACCGTGGGCAGATCCTTCGCGGCGCGGGCCAACTGCTCGAGCTCATCGCGGGCCTGCTTGATCCCGGTCGTCAACACTTTGATGTCGGCGGGGTCCTCCGCCAGGCCGAGCTGGCGGACGAGGTTCTTCAGGTTCGCTTCGGCGGCCTGCGTCTTCGCTTGGACGACGATCGTCAGGTCGTCGTCGGTCAACTCCTCGGACAGCTCGGCCAGGTTCTTCAGGTCGCGTTCGGCCCGCTTGGCGTCCGCTTCGATCTTGATGCGGAGACGTTCGTCAGCCATGCAACGCCTCCCGCAGCTCCTTCTCGAAGATCTTCAGGACGAGCGGCCTCGACCGTTTCCGCACCTTCGTCCACGCCCGCTTCGGTCGACTGCCGGGGTGGAACACCGGTCCGGTCCGCCAGCCCGATCCGCTGCCGGGCATGCGGAGCCGCTTGCTGCCACCACGACCGGGTCGGTAGTTGCCGCCGGCACGACTACGGCCGAAGCCGATGACGTGGGCACTGGCACCCGACTCGACGATCGCCCACATGCCGGGCGGGATGGCGAACACGGTCGCCTCCGCCGACGCGGCGTCGAAGTCGAAGTCGTCGCGGGTGCGGAGCTTGCCCCGCCGGCCGAAGCCTGACAGGCGGCCGTCACCGCCGGACACCTTCGCGGCTTCGATATCAGCGACCCGTTTGATGGCCTTGATGGCGGCCAGGGTCGCTACGCGGGGGACGTTCCCGACGTCGACGGCGACAGCGTCAAGAGCCACAAAGGTCAGAGCGCCGAGTCCGCCATCTCGGGCTCGGACGACGCGCCAGTGGCCGAGAGGCCGACGGGGGTGGGGCCGAACGCGACGATCGGCTTGTCGATGCAACGGAACGACACGTCACTGATGAGCGGCGTCGCCGGCGCGCCACCGATCGCCGCCGCGCCCAGATACACGTGGCCGAGGAACTTCGGGATCTTGTCCGTCGCGCCTGTGGACACGTACACCCAGCCTTCGACGCCGTCGTTGTCGAACAGGAACTGCAGCAGGCCGGCGGTCGTGTTGGCGTCCTGCACGAGGCTGATGTCCATCGCCCATTCCGACGCTGCGGGCAGGGGGATCGTCTGCGCGGGCTGACAGAACGTGCCCGGCAGATCCGACGTGTCGCTACCCGCCGTCGGGGTCAACGTGGCCGACGTGATCTGACAGGTGAAGTCGTCGTACCCGGTGATCACCTCCGTCGCCAAGGCGGCCGCGTCCGCGACCGAAGGGTCGGTCGTGGTGAACCCGACCATGGAGCCGGGCCGGGCGATCATCCACACGTTCGTAGGCATGAGCAGTCTTCTTTCAGGTGCAGTAGGTGACCGTGGCGACGACGGTCAGGGTGTGGGAGGGCTGTTCGTGGCCGCCGACGATCACCGTTCCCGGCTCCACCGAGTCGACGGAGATGCCCAACGTCTGGGCGTGCTCGAGGTCTTCGATGACGGCCCACGCCACGTCGTCGAGTTCGGTGTGAACCTCGTCGAAGTCGTACGCCCGGCCCACCACGATCACCGGGTATTCGAGTGACCACATGCCGGTCATGGACGTGGTTCTCGTCATGGTGGGCGGGCCGACGACGGCGCAGGGCAGGTGGGCGACGTCGTCAGGGGGGGTGCCGTAGGCGGGGACGGCGGTGATCGCGGCGGCGATCGCCAGACGCACCTGAGAGATGGGGGTGCGTGTCCCCGCCATCGGCACGACCATTCAGGCCACCCCGACTTTCGTCATGTCGATGTACGGCCTGAGCTTGCGGCGAATGTCGGGGTCCAACGCGGTGACACGGACGACACCGAACTCGGAGAACCCGGCGACGCCTTCCGGGCTGCGGCGCCGCTGATACCAGCGGTTGGCCTGGTCGATGATGGCGCCCTGCACCTCGTCCTCGGTCAGGTACTGCGGGTAGACGACGAACGCGGTTGAACTGAGCGCCTGGTCGAGAGCCATGCGCAGGTTGTCGTCGTCCGCCGACCCCACCGCCCCAACCCAACGTTTCAGGGTGGCGAGGTCGGCGGTGACGGCCATCAGCTCGACGTGCCCCGCCGGGCCCGGCCCGTCTTGGACGCCGCGGCGTCCTCCTCGGCCGGGTCTTCGGCTGATGCTTCGGGCTCCGGTTCCACTTCGGGCACCGTCCAGATCGGCGCCACGCCGACCGCTTCCCGGTTCGGGTCGTCGTAGAACGTCACGGCTACGCAGTCGTGACGCGGACGACGGCGGTCGGTTCCACGACGACGCAGTCGAAGTCGCCGGCGTAGCCGACCTGCACACCCCACACGCTGGGTTCGACGACTTGCAGGTTGCCGTACTTGTACTCGAACGCCTTCACCGCCGCCGTCGAGTACACGAGGATCGTGTCCGTCGCCAGACCGGCCGACATGATCACCGTCAGACCGGAAATAGAGCCCTGTTCGCCCTGGCCGATCGAGCCGACGGGGAACCCGGTCGAGTAGGCGTTCGTCGGGTTGACGGTGGGGAACAGCGGACCGATCGCGCCGAGCTGGTCCGGGGAGACGGCGACAACGGTGCGGCCCTGGCCTTTCGTCGCGGCGAACACGGAACCGGCGGCGCCCCAGATGGCGGTGGCGACGTTCGCCCCCGTCGGCGACGCCGGGATCACCGGGCCCACCGTCGCGGCGGCGGTCATGACGGCGGCCGCTTCCTCCTCGGTTTCGATGGCGTACTGCTGGGCCAGGTCGTTGATGATCATGTCGAGAATCGCTGGGCTCGATCTGGAAATGTCTTGTTTGGAGACGTTGACGTAGCCGCCGAACGTGTCCGCCCCGAGCGCCGTCTTCGTGATCGTCATCTTGCGGCTGGCGAGCTCCGTCTTCTCCCCGGCCTGCTTGCCGACCTGGGTGTGTTGCGTCACCCGGGCGTACGACCATGCGCCGGTGCCCAGGTCGACGGGGCCGAGCGTCGCGATGATCGGCCGGGCCACCTCGATGAAGTTGACGACCGGTTGCACGATCGACTCGGGCAGCAGACCAGGGTTGTCCGCCGTGGTCTGGTGGGCGGCGACCCGGTGGAACAGCTCCATCCGCTGATAGGACGCCGTGTCGCCCATGGCCGCCATGTAGCGGTCGATGACGTACTCACCGGCCGAGCGGTACTCGACCTTGCCCGCAATCAGGTTCGGGTTGCGGGCCACCGCGAATGCCTCGGTCAGCTCCGCCGTGCGGGCCGAGCTCTCGGCCGCGATGCGGGCACCTTCCCGCAACGGTTGCAACTGGCCTTCGAGGATCTTCATCCGGTCCGACGCCCGGTTGTACAGCTCCCACTCTTCGGGCTTCATGTCGCGCCCGGTCTCTTCGGCAGCGCCGACCAAGCCGTCCATGAACGCTTTGCGTTCCTCGAGCTCGGCCTGGAGGCGGGCGATCATGGCATCCGTAGCAGCCATCAGGGGTGTTCTCCTTCGTTGAAGGCAGTCCCCCGAATCGGCCGGCGTCCCTCCGCGGGACGTGTTCTACGGCCGGCGGTTCATGCGCTGGCGATCTGATCGTAGGCGTCGCGGAGGCGTTGAAGGCGGATGCGGTCCAGGTAGGGCGTCACAGGCCTCTCAGCGGGCGTCTGAGGCGCCCGGCGGACGGCGAGGACGTCCGCACCGTCGTAGGCGGGGAACGGGACGAGAGACACCTCCCAGAGGGTGCAGCGGTGCCGGACGACTTCGGCCCGGTCGTCGGTCCAGTGGTCACCGGTCGGGTCGCGGGAGAACCCGATCGAGACGTGCAGCGAACCGTCGCGGGCCAACTCCAACGACTCGTCACCCAACGCGGTGCGACTGATGTTGAACGTGGCGTGCAGGCCGTCGGGCAGGTTCGGTTTCACCGCCCGGCAATGGCCGACCAGGCGTGTCGTCTCGTGGTCGCGCAGCACCTTGATGCGGTTCGGGCGGATCGGTTCCCACGCGAACGCGTCCGCGGCGATGGACTCCACGTAGTGGCGCTGCTCGAGCTGGTCGTACACCTCGGCCTTCGAGCCGTACGGCACGGCCCGCACGTCGACTTCGCGTTGGCGGATCGTGACGTCGGTCGCCATGCGCCGGAACAGGATGTCCGGTTCGTCGCTCATCGCAGCAGCCCTCCTGTTTCGGCGAACGTGTTCAGGCGTTCGGCCGTCTGGATCTGTTCGACCGTGATCACCGGCCGGCCGAGGTCGTCGCGGATGCGGTTCAGGATCTCGTACACCTGGGCCCGGACGAGCGGGTCGGCCTGCACGTACGTGTCCCGGTTCAACTCCAACCGCGTCCCCCGCGGCACGACCCATTCGGAGAGGGCCGCCGTCACCGTCTGCGCCTTCGGACGAAGCGACGCCCGCCAGTGGTAGTCGAACAGAGCGTTCACGTTGCTGTACGTCATCGAGTCGCCACCCGAGGGCAGACCCATCAGGAACGGCGGCACCCCGAGCAGGATGCAGATCCGCGACTCGTTGAACTGCCACAACTCGATGAGCGCCATGTCCTTGGGCGACAACTGCAACGCCTCGAACGTGATCCCGCCACTGAGCACGGCGGGCAGGCCCATCTTCGAGAGGCGAGCCTCCACCCAACGGGATTGCAGATCGGTCGCCTGCTCCGCGGTGAGCTCGTCGGGATGGGTGAGGACGGCGTTGGGGATGGCACCCGTCTCGGCCAGGTTCGTGGCGTACTGCGTGAGCACCTGCCCCGCCACGAGGCGGGCACGCCCCGCCTCGAGGGGACCGTGTCCGTGGGCGTCACCCACCGACGAGCGGTAGCGGATGTGCAGGATGTCCGCGGTCACGTCGACCGGGCCGACCGTGTAGTGGCGGCGACCGTCGCCGCCGATCTCGGCGTTGACCGTCCACGGCGGCACCACATGGAACCGGGCCGGCCACCCGTCCCCGTACCTCGCCGTGGCGAGGACGAACGCCTCGCCGAGCTGGTAATCCCAGAAGAGCTGCTTCGCGAACTCCTCCCACGACGTGTACAGATCCGGGTCCGGGTTGTCCAACCACGAATGCGGCAGGTTCGGCGACGCCCCCACCAGATAGGGCGGCATGGTCGCCATCACCGACGAGTTCAGATCGAGGCACGCCCACGCCGTGTCGGTCAGCATGTTGAGCTGTCCCCACCAGTTCGGCGTGTTCCACTCCGCGGGCCAACCCGACCACGGTGACGCCTTCGGCGGACCGGAACGCCACGGCCCGGCCGGGGTCGACTCGACGAACACCACGGCACCGGCTTCGCCCGGCACGTAGGACGGGGGGCCCACAGATGCGGGAGGATGCGCCGCCGGGTCGTTCTCGTTCGGCTCCAATGGGGGTCGCAACGCTCGCTCGTTGGTCGCTCCCTTCTTCATGTCACACCCCCCAGGTTCAATGGATGGACGGTGCCGGTCTGGGCACCGCGGCGGCACGCAACGCCCACAACAAGGCACGCACCAGATCGGACCGCTGACCGGCCACCAACACCAGACCCGACGTCAACTCGCGGACCCGCACCGCGCACAACTGGTCACCCAGCTCGTCGCAGCCTTCGTGCACGATCCGGCCCTCATCGATGAACTCACGCAACAAGGGCAGCCCGTGACGAGTCTCCGCTGAACCGGCCGTGTCCGCTCTCGGCATCCGCTTCCCCAAGGACGCGCCGACGATGATCGTCGCCGATTCGTGGAACTCGGCGCACCGCCGAGCGTCGGCGAACGCCTCATCGACAGTCGGACACAACCAGCCGTCCACCTCGAACCGGCCGTCCGGGCATGCCGCGACCGCCGCCACGGACGCACCCCGCCCGAAGTGATCCTCCACCGCGATCCACGTCCGACCCGTCCCGCCGGGCTGCGGGTCCCACAGCTCGACCCAGCGTTCCGGTGTCACCAGCGGCTCGCCAGGGCCGGCGCCGATGTGGGCCGGCCAAATGTTCAGGAACTGCGACCGGAACGACTCGATCGGGTCGGCCTCCTCCGCGTCGTCAGACTCGCCCGCCTCGACACGGGCCAAGCGCACCTCGAGGACACGTTCCCGTTCCTCCCCCCAATGCGGGGATGCTTGCCGCCACGCCGCCCGGTCATCGAGCGAGGTCTGCCGGCGGGCCGACCACTCCAACAGAAGCTCCTGGCCTGGGTTCGCGAGATCGGCCAGCACCGCAGCACGGCGCGACGTGAACAATCGCGTCGTCTTCCGGTGCGCCGTCGACGTCAGCAACAACTGCGGGGAGCGACGTTCCATCATCGTCGGCTCCAGACCGTCCTCCACGACGTCAGGAGCGACGCCCCATGCTTCGTCTGCGATCGCGAACGACACCGGATAGCCGTAGACCGAACCCTTACCGCGCACCAACCACCGCGAGCCCAACGGGTGCGTGATCTCCTCATACCCGACCTGCTTGCGGACCTCGTAGCCGTGCCCGTGCGCCCACTCCCGCGCCGCCGAGAACACCTCCTTGCAGATCGGCAGATCCTTCGCCGTGTGCAACACGAGCTGAGGCTCACCGAACCGGTCCGCCTGATGGATGCGCCACAACCCCAGACCGCGCAACAACATGCTCTTGCCCGACTGGCGGGAGGTGGACAGGAGCACACCCAACCAACACAGCCGGCCGTTGGTGTCGTGCTCGAGGATTCGGACCAAGGCGAGCTGCTGCCACCACCGCAACACGGGGATGCCACCCCGCCGGGAGATCCACCGAATCGCCTCATCCCCGTACGAACCCACCGCCGTCGGATGCGGCGGCGACATCAACCGCGGCCACGTCGCCTCATCGGGAACATCCCGCAGCGACGCCAACCAATCGACGTTCCACACCGCGTCGTCCGGTTCGAACCCGGCCGGGTCGGGCACCTGGTCCACGCCACGAGTGCGGTACTTCGACCGCCACGCCAGCTCACCGCCCTGCTTGTCGGAGCACGGCTTGCACGACGGCACCCCTACACAACAGCCCGTCCCCTCGACGTGGAAATGCAACGCCAGAGGCGGCTGGTGGTCGAGCACCGTCGCCGGCCGCGGGTTGTCCGGTGGGCAGTGCACACACAGTTCCCCCCGCGAGAGAACAGCACGACGCCGCTTCTGATGGGCAGGACCGTACGGCGAACCGGCCCGAACCATCAACCACTCACCGTGAAGTCGGAGGATCTAGCAGGTTCTGCGAGAAAAAGGCCGGGGTCTCTT